TGGTCCCGCTGCCGACCGGCAGAATCTGCACGTTCGTCCCGACATAGTAGTAGAGGCGAGGGTACGTCGGCAGATAGTTGGTGGTCGTGGCCAGCGGGACGTAGGAGAACTCCGTCTGGTTGTACAGGACGTTGCCGTCCGAGACGGAGAGAATGCGATAGAAGTTCTTCTGGCTGTCGCCCCCGCCGGTGGACAGGCTGCTGAACGGGATCTGCCCGTTGCTGTCCGTGGTCAGGGTCAACTGCTGAAAGGTGTAGAACGGGGCGGCGTTGAGGATGTTCGACCACTCCTCGTCATACACGCTGTTCAGCACGGTCTTGATCGTGTCGTCCGACCAGCGCGTGGACCCAACGGCATCCATGTACTCGCGGGTCAACGCGATCAGTTGGGCACGGGTCACGGTGGCCATAGGACGTTACGCTCGGACTTTGGGGGGACGACCGCGCCGCTTCGGCTGGTTGGCCGGATTGGATGAGTCCAACACCTCCGCAATGGCGGCTTCCACGGCCTGCGCGGTGGGGGCCGTCAGGTTGTACTGTTCGATGGACCGGGCGATGTTGCGGACCTCATCGACCGGGTACTCCTTGAACGACCGCTCCAGATACGGGGCGGCTTCGTCCGGCGCACAGGTCATCGGCAGGTAGCCGACGATGTCGATGCTCCGGTTCGGATCCACCTCGTTGGACTGGATCATCGCCCACCGCCGGTCGTTCTCCGCCCAGCGCATACAGATGGCCCAGTGGGCGTCCACCGAGTCTACATAGCGGAGTTCCAGGCGGGGATGCACCTGCCGAAGCCGTCGCTGGATCTCCGACGACGGCTCCGGGGTGCCCCGATGGCTCAACACCATCGGCATGGCCATCAGTTCTGCACCAGCAGTTCGACGTTGACCATGAGATCGACCGCCGCCGTCGTCACGGTGTTGTTCGTCGTGACCACGAACTGCACCGTGTCGCCGGTGTCCAGCAGCTTCTCCGCGTCCGTCAGCGTGGTAAGCAGGGTGACCGCCGTGCCTTCTTTGGCCGTCAGCGCCTCCAGATCCACGTTGTCCGTCAGCGTCACCGCCGTGTTGGCGCTGGCGTCGTACTTCTGCAGCACGGCCAAGATCGTCCCGCTGGTGGACGCCGGGACGGTCCCCGCCGAAACCACCGCCCGGTTGATGACACACTTGGCCGGATGCCCGCCAAAGCTGTAGGTCGTCGTGGTGCTGTTGCCAATGGCCGCATCACACCGACCGGCCAGCAGATTGGGCATGATGCCAAACCGACCGGCCAACGGGCTGAAAAAGTTTCCCATCGCACACTCCTCAAGAAAGGGGTGAAGGGGAGGAGCCGAAGCCCCTCCCCGTCACGCAGGTTAGACGACGTGCGAGAACCGCGCCGTGTCGGTGTAGCCCGTGATCGACCCGTGGGCGTTGCGGGCGAGGCTGGCGATGTTGCCGTACCACGCATAGGTGGTCTCGAACGCATCCCGGCCCTGGATCCAGCGCCACGGCCCGGCGCCCTCGAACTCGACGAAGCCCCAGTCCTTGGCATCCACCCACGCGAGCGAGGGGATGTGGAGGAGGTAGATCGTGCCGGCGGGGACGTAGTAGTCCGTCACCAGCGGGATCCCGCACACCTGCAGCGCCTTGTACCCGCCCTTGATCGTGGTCTCGAAGCCGGCGCTGTCGAAGCGGCGCTGGGCCACAAACGACTGCATCAGCTTCTGGCCAAGACCCGGCGTGGTCATGAGCAGGAACTCCTTCGGACGGAGCTGGGCATCCTTGCCGGAGCGCCCGGCGATCCGCTGGATGAGCACCCAGATGTCGTCCTCGGTCGGCTGCGTGGCATCCGGGGTATCCGTGCCCGCGACCATCCGAATGCTGTCCCAGATGCCGTAGGTGGAGGCCGAGATGTTGTGCAGCGAGGCGTAGGAGCCGCCCCGGTTGGTGATGTTGATGAGGCCGTTCATGGCCGCGTTGAAGGACGTATCGCTGGCGGTCGCCTTCACGATCTTGTCCGTCGAGGCCATGCCGCTGATCGCGGTGCCAAGCGTCAGCGTGGCGTTATCGCCGCTGTTGACGATGGCGGTGATAGCCGACCGGCCCAGCACGGCGTTGGAGACGGAGGTGTCCAGCACGGCGATGTAGTCGCCCACCGAGAGGAGCAGCCCGCCCTGCCCAGCGCCCGACACCCCGTAGGGGGATGAGACGATGATTTCGGTCGTGCTGTTCACGGTGCCGACGAGCGCGACCACGCCGTCCGCCTTGTTGTGCAGCGCCTGCTGCATGAGGATCTCAGACGCCTGCTTGATTTCCTCCATCGTCTTGGTGGCGATGGTGGTGAAGGCGGCGTCCTTGGACTGGGTGCCGACGAAGGCGAGCCCGTCGATCTGCCGGGTGGTGTAGGCGCGAACGACGCCCACATTGCCCTGCACTTCGGTGGCCGTCGTGTCGGGCGGGAAGTACCCGCTCTGCGAGAACGTGGAGCCGGACGGACGCCCGACGACCACGTCGAAGAACACGTTGTTGCCGCCCCAGCGCATGTTGCGCGGGCCGCCCGCCTTCGCCTTGTTGAGCTGGGCGAGGAGCGGGGTGACGAGGTTCTGGACCTTCTCGCGGTACTGGGAATAGACGTTCTTGAGCAGACCCGTCAGTTCCGCATCGGTAATGACAGTGGGTGAAGGCATGATCTGAAGTTCCTATGGAGAGAGAATGCGTTATCGAAGGGAAGAAAGCACCGACGAGAGGGCGCTTTCCACGGCATCGTCCACGGAGTGGATCGGCTTCGGCTTGGCCGGACGATCCGGGGTCACCCCCGGCTGCCCCACCGGCTTGAGCTTCTGGCCGACCATACGCTTGGCTTTCTGCGCTTCCACCTGTGCCCGTTCCAGTTCCGCGTTGGCCTGCACGGCCTGCACGGGCTGGGCTCGACGGACATGGGCCGCTTGCGCCCACAAAGCCAAGTCCTCGACGATGTACTGCCGGATGGCGTCATAACGTGACGGGGAGATGTAGGGCGTCCCATTGGGCGCCACCTCCGCGTGCGCTTTCATCGCCATCTCCAGTCGAGACCCCAGTTCTTCCTCAGAAACCGTGGGCAGTGCCTTGCGAATCATCTCAAGGGCTGGCACGACTTCCTGCTGATAGAACTGCTCCCCACTGGTACTGATCTGCTGCAACTGGTGCTGGACCTTCAGGTCCTCAATGCGCTGTTCCGCACGAGCGGCCCGTTGCTCCGGCGAGTTCTCCGCGAGGTACGCCTCTTGGACGGCCTCCCGGAACTCTTCATCAATGAGCAGTCGCTCCATCTGGGCTTCGCGCTCCATGAGCAACTGCTGCGCCTGTTCGATCTGCGCGGCGGTCTCCTGCTGCATCCGCTGCGCTTGGTCCTGATTGTACACGCCCCACTGGGCGAGCTTGACGACCTGATCCAGCCGGTCCTGTCGGACCTTGCCGTTGGCCTTGTATTCCACGATGAGGGCGGGGATCTCCACCTCGCCCTCGGCATCCATCAGTCGGAAGTCGGTCGCTAACCCTTCGGCAACCGTAGGGACCGCCACATACCCGTCTGGGAGGCTGGGCGCCTCCGCTCCCGGCTCATCACTCGCGGAATCCGCCGCATCTTCCGATGACGCAGCGGCAGGCTCAGCCACGTCGGCTGAAACCTCGGCATCAGCAGGCGGTTCGGCAGAATCCGGAACGGGCGCGGGAGGGGCATCCTCAACCTCTGGCTGGGGGACGGGCAACGCCGCCGAAACGGCTTCGTCGATGGCGGTGCTGATGTCCAGAACGGGTGCAGTCATACGGGCGTCCTATTGCTGGCGGGAGAGGATGTCCGCTTGACGAGCCGCCAGCTCCTCATCCGGGATACCCGCCAACGCCTGCTGCATCAGGGGCGCGACCCCGATGGGCGGGTTGTTGGCGGCGAGAGGCAAGTTGCCCGGCGGCATCGACGGGACCGAAGCGGCTGGGGGTCCGCCTTGCGGCGGGCCACCCGGTGCGCCTCCGGGTCCCGGCGGAGCGCCGGGGGCTGGCGGCATCCCTCCGCCCTGTTTCTGTCCGGCCTGATTGGCCAGTGCCGTCCAGCGTTCCTGCGCGGCGGCGATAATCTCGGGAGGCAGGTCGTCCTGCAGCAGGATCTCCCGCTCCAGCACGTCCTGATGGATCGCTTCGTTGTCCTGCCAGCGCAGCTCGGGGACCGGTGTCCCCAGCCGAATGGCATCGGCAATCCGACGCGCACGGGCTTCCTGATCCTCGTCCGGCGACTGGATGTCCCGCGCCACGGCGAACTGCTGCCGGCGGCGGTATTCCTTGAGGTCGATCACGCCGGTCTGGAGCCAGTTGTCCAGCAGGTACATCCGGAAGGCCATCGGCATCGGCATCATGGACGCCTGCTCCACGCGCACATCCGACTGCCCGTCAAAGTCGGACGCACTCACGGCGCGGGCCAGATCGGGGCGGCCCTTGCCAATGGCGCCCAGCGAGCGGGGCACATCGTACCCCCACGCCATCCCGGCCAACGTCACCTTCGCCCAGTCCGTAAAGGCATGGGCCATCGCGGCGACGACGGGGCTGAAGACGCGCTCCAACTGCTCGCGGGTGGCGATAATCGCCCGGCCCGACTCGCCAGTCGCCTGTCCCCGGCTGACTTGGTTCCACCCCGAGGCGTTCTCAAACGCCTGCCGTTCCAGCGCCAGCGCCTCTTTCACGTCGGCGCCCACGGAGAACCCGTTGACCGGCTGGATGGAGTCGGACATGCTGCCCGCGCCACGGACTTCGATCATGGAGGTGACGCCGCCCATGAACGTCTCGGTGGCGATCGCGTTGGGGCGGGTCAGGAACCGGCCCCCGGCGTTGACGCGGATGTTCTCCACCCACTTGGAGAGCAGCGCATTGACGCGCATTTGATGGTCGATCCACTGCTCCATCACCGGGCGGGGGAAATAGGACGGATCGCTACTACCGTCCCGAACCGGGACCACCGGGATCACACCCCAGAGCAGTGGGGCTGGGCCAAACACGACCTCGTCCCCGACCACCACCATCTGGAGCCCCTCAGGGAGGACATCCGGGTGGGGCGCCAAGTAGACGGTGAAGCGCTCGGTGACTTCCTCGTCCCGAAGCCGCTGCCCCTCGCCAATCGTCGTCTGCGTCAACACCCACGCGCCCATGCCTTCTGAGCCGCTGTAGGTGGGCGTATTGCCCGTATTGAGGCTGGAGGCGCTGGCATCCAAACCCGCAATCCCGTACCGGAACGCCGCCTCCTGCCGGGCAATGACTTCCCGAATGACCACCCAGCGGGGCGCTTGGGTCGCGGTCGCGTTGGGCGACACGCGGACCTGTTCCACGCGGAGGGTCTGACAGCCGATGTCGCCCAGCGGCTTCCGCTGCCCCGGACGCTCCCCCAGCCGCTCATCCCACGGGCCTTTGTCAGGATCCCAGTGTAGATGCCAGAAGCTGACCCCGTCCGTCTGCGCCCAGAAGCCGGCTTCGCGGGCGACGCGGATCATGTTCTGCTGCTCGTACTGGTATTCCAGCGCGAGCTGCTGGGCCTGCGCCTTGCGCTTGTCTTCCGGGTCTTGCGTGGTCGGGGTGACCGCAAACCCCGGCTTCTGGTCCATCATGATCTGGAGGCGCTGGTCGAGCGCCTTGTCCATCATGTTGTAGACCACCCGCGCCGCATCCCGAGGACGGGACGGCTCACGCCACGGCCCCAGTCCCTGCGCCGAAATCCACTGCTGGCCGGCGCGGAAGAGGCGGTTCCGCTCGGCCAAGTGGAGGTGCATCTGGACGGATTCCCGGCGGGAGTCCCACAGGCTCCGGCACCACGCCGCCCACGCCGGCATATCCTCCCGTAGCGCCTCATCGGCCAGCGGGAAGTCATAGCCGTAGAGCGCCTTGGCCAGCGCGGCCTCCCGCTCGGCCATCGGCTGGCCGTTCTCTTCGGGCGGGTTGGGCGCCATCTGCTCATTCGGGGACATCGGGTTGTTAGACAGGCCCGCCATGATCCGGGCCATCTCGTCCTCCAACACCGCGCCCTGAAAGGCCGGATCGGCCATCGGGTCCGCTTCAGGCGGGAGCATCGGGGGCATCGTCATGCGTCATCTCTCCGGCCAAGGCCCATCGCCATGCGGACTTTATTCCAGTCCCGATACTGTTCGTACTTCTCGCGGATGACGCGGGTCAGCTCTTCCTGCGCCCAGACTTCGTTCTCCTGCAGCGCCACCGCGATCAGATCCTCCGGGATCTCCACGGCTGCCGGAACGCCGGGCATCGACGGCATCGGCTCCGGGCGGCGAGTCTTCACTTCGCTCACCTGCTCCCACGCCGATGCCAGCCGGTGGACCGCAAAGAGCAGCGATCCACTGACAATCAGGGCGACCAGCGGCGCGTCGGTCATGGTCAGGCGAAGATCGTGAAGCCGCGCAGCACGACGGTGGACCGGGTCACCCCGCCGACCGCCGGGCAGGTGATCGCCGCCGCCACGTTCTCCCCACACCGGATCGGCGCACTGAAGTTGACCGCAATCGGAGCGAACGCGGCGGCGGGCAGTTCGACCCGCTCCACCGTGGTGGCGCCGTTGGTGATCGTCACACTGACGGCAGCGGCTGGCGCCGCGCCAGCCGAGACGCTGTAGCCGGTGATGAAGTGGATCTGGCCACTGACGGCGGCTTTGGTCGCTGTCGCGGCCACGTTGGTGTTCTGGGTCGCCACTTCCGACCACTGGGTAAAGTTGCGTCCTGCGGTATCCGCCATAACGTCCTCAGTCGGTTTGGTTCCGGCGGAGCCGGGTGGTCAGGTCATCTCCCGGAGCGGGAGGAATCAACGACGTACTGGTACTCCCGGCCTGCGTCAACGTGCCCGTCACCGTCTTTGACACGCGCACCGCGCCACTCAAACTGGCGTTTTGGGTCAACGTCCCCGCCAGCGCTTGGGTCGCTCGCACGGACGACGCCGTCGTCCCGCTCATCGTCAGCGTCCCAGTCACGGTTCTGGCAAATCGGCTGAGTCTGGTGATCGCACCAGCTGCTGTCAGCGTCCCGGCCAGCGCCCTCGTATTTCGGCTGGTCCCAGCCAATGCGCTGTTTGCTGTCAACGTCCCGATCACCGCTCGCGCATTCCGGCTGGTCCCGGCCAGTGCGCCGGCGTTGGTCAGCGTCCCCGTCAGCGCCTTGGCCGTTCGCGCCGTCCCGGCCAGACTCCCCTGCAACTCCAACGTCCCACCGACCGCTTGCTGAATCGGGCCGGTGCCCGGTGTCGGGAAAAGCAGCAGGAGCGACATGGCTTATTCGACCGTGAAAACCAGCACGACGTTGACGTTGCCGACGCTGCTGTTCGTGGTCTGATCCAGCTTGAGCCCCTCGTTGGCGCGGATCTTGAGCCCCTTCATCGCCGCCAACTCTTGCGTCTGCGGGATGTGATTGAGGCTGCTGGCCATCGCGGCATACGGGAACGTCTCTTCCGACGCGCCGTTCAAAAACAGCGTCACGGTCGTCCCGGTCGCGCCGGCGGTTGGCTTGAGTCGGCAGGTGACCTGTGCCGGCAGTGCGGTCGAATCCAAGTCAAACGCCTGTGGGGTCAGCGTGGTCCCACCAGTTCCGACTGCCGTCGTGCGGATGACTTCATATGTCTGCCCCACGCCGGTCACGGCGGTAAGCGCCGGGATGACATAGCAGCCCACCACGCGCAACACCACGCCCGATCCGGTCGCGTTGAACAGGTCGATCAGCGTGGTGCGGGCCGCCGCCACATGCGCCGTGTTGCCGGTGCTAACGACCCACGTCGCCTTCGTCCCTTGCAGGTGCCCGACTGAATCGGCGGTGACGACAGCCTGATACTCCTTCGTGCTCACCAACTGAGTGGCGATAGACGCCCCAGATCCGGGCGTGACCGCAACGGAGTCGTTCGACAGCGCCATTACGTCCCCGTACTCACGGTCAACGTGTAGGTGAACTCGATCTGCGAGCCGTTCACCACCGGGATCGCCGTGAACACCGACCGATCCAGCAGCACCCCACTAGTTGAGGCCGAGAAGATCCCGTGTTCCGTGATATTCTGCGAGGTCGTGTAGGTAATCGTGGCCACCGTCCGGTATTGCGTCGCCGCCGGCTCGCTTTGCGTCCCGGTTGCTCGGGCCGGACCTGCCGGCGTCTGCAATCCGGTGTCCCCGGCGCTTTCGGCGTTGGTCCCGGTGCCGGAATCGTGGAAGTTCATCGTTTCCAGCTCGGTCAGGTTCTGGAACGCATCCACAATGAACCCGGCTCCCACGGTCGTGATGACCCGGCGGGATGCCACCCCGAGATCCGTCCAGTCGCCGTCCGGATTCCGGACTCGCGCCCGGAGTTCGGCGTTGAGCCCGATCTTGGCCAGCCGTTTGGCTTCTTCCTGCCACCCGCGCAGCCGGTGCGGGACGTTTTGGAGCTGCCACAGCCGCCGGTTCATAGCGCCCCCCAGCATTTCTCCGCCTTGGCCACCACCTTGGCGACCGCATCGGCGGTGGTTGCGCCCGTCGCGGACAAGGTCGCGTCCGGGCGGATCAAGGTGATCTGCACTTCTTGGTGATCGGTCGTGATTTCCCGCAGATACGACGCGCCGTAGGTCGCGCACACCACATCCAGTGG